TGATCTGACCGCCGAAAAGCAAGCCGAATGGGCAGCATACCGCCGCGCCTTGTTGGACGTTCCGCAGCAGGAAGGTTTCCCTGCCGACATCACTTGGCCCACGCAGCCAGAGGCATAAGCATGGAACTTCTGGACCTGATCAACACGACCATGCAATGGATCGTCGCGCCGATATTGGCTGGCGTCATCTTCATGTATCGCACTCAGCAAACCCACTCGACCCAGATCGCGGTGTTGCAAGCGGTGCATGAGGCAACCAAGGAAGCCCACGATAAAGAGTCGATGGAAATGCGGGAAAACTTTCGGCGCATTTTCGAAAAGCTAGATACCATTGAAGCGGTGCTGAGAAAATGAAACTCAAGCCAGACAAAGATCAGGTCATCGTGATTTGCATCATTGTGCTGGGTTTTCTTTTTGCCGCTGCCATCGCGCATTCACAGACCGCACCAATAGAATGCCCCGAAGGCTATATCTGCACATGGTCAGGCTCTGACGGCTCTGTGAACACCACAGGCGAAATGACCACCACTGTGATTTCGCCCCCGCCCACGGCGGTTTCGCCTCAGTTCAGCGCGGGCAACGGAAACGATCTCTGCACTGTTGGCATCGCTGGCGCGGTGCAGACGCAAATCCTTGGCCTGTCCGCTGGCAAAACTGTCAGAGACATGAATTGCGAGATGCTGAAAAACGCCAAAGCCCTTTACGATATGGGCATGAAGGTCGCCGCTGTTTCTACTATGTGCCAAGATCAGCGTGTCTTTCAGTCGATGCTCGATGCTGGCACACCATGCCCATACGATGGCATGATTGGCGAGGAAGCAAAGGCTGCATGGGAAGCCGACCCAGACCGCGCCGAAGGCAACCAGAAGGGCCGCATTGATGGCAAAACAAAAATGGGCATTGGCGCTTTGCTTGGCGTCTTGGGCATCCTTATCGCACTCTGACCCCTATAGCTACGGCACAAGCGGGAATGCCGCATCCAGTGGCATAACGTGGGACATGGTGAACATCATGCCAGATGTGGTTGGCCTAGATGTCACTGGCGTTTACTACCACTACACCATCGGCAAAGACCCAGCCGCAGATGCCTTGGTCCATGTGCAGAACGAAAACGCATTGGGCAGCGGTTACATTTTCCGCGAAACAGATGATTGGTCTGGCCTTGCTGGCAATACCATCACGAAAGCCGTTCCTGTCTCAAACATCCCGCTGCAATATTGGGGCATCGGCTCAATTGAGGTCGAAGGCGAAGGCACAATTTCGGATGCGTCTGTGATCTATGCCTATCGTGTTGACCAATGCGCCAACCCACAATCCAGCCCATCTTGCGAAGGCTATGAACCGCCGACTGTGCCTGTGACTGTGGAAGAACAGGCAAGCTATGATGCCTTGGAAGATGACGCATACCGCATCGCAACCCAGAAAACTGATCAAGAATACAAGGACGAAGAAGCAGCCAAAGAAGATCAAAGCGATGATAAAGAACGCAAAGCAAGGCTAGAGCGTGGCCTAGCTGCATCCAAGAATGCGCTGGCTTTGGTCAATGGCATTTCTCAGGATGCTATTCTTGGCGCAATGGGTTATACTTCTGAGATGAGCGCCTATTATGCCGCAGAACTTGATGGCGGCTTTTACGCTGATGCGCCCATGTTGGTCGATGGCAAACTGCCAGAAAACCGCCGTGGGCTGCGGAATGGCCTAGCGCAGCAAGTGCTGCATGAGCAGATGATTGATCTGCAATATCAGTGAGGAAGTTGACATGAAACATCTTGCAATCATTGCACTTGCCTTGCTGCCGCATATGGCGCTGGCAGATGGCGTCCAGATCGAAGGCAATGTTCAGGCCAAGTGCATCATCCGCACCGACCGCACGGGCGTCTATGGTAACCCTGCGCCAAGCAAGCTGAGTGCCAGCCCGGCTGATGGTGGCGTCACGCCAAGCATCCGATATGACGTTGCTCTGGCTGGTTACTACATCGCCCGCATCACGCATCCCACAGCGTTTTCAACCAGCCCGACCCTGACAGATACTGTCACATGGACGGGCGGTACATCTGTATCAAACGTGTCCGATCCTGATATGTCGGCCTATGACGCAGATAAGGTCGAATACGATGCCACGACCGAATTTGACCTGACCGTCTCCGGCACAACATTCTTCAAGGTCGATTCAGCCGCCGAATACGGATTCAACAAAGCATTCCCGGCGGGGACGTATCGAGCCATCATCCAAGCCGACTGTATCGCAAAATGAAGCTGATGGCCGCAGCGATGGCTTTGTCTGCAACGGTTGCTGGCGCACATGAGATGACGCCAGCATATCCGCAACTGCATCAATCATCTGTTTCACAGATCATGCAGGCCGATCTGTCGCTGTTCAATGCCCGTGATGACGTTGAATATTTTGCAATTAGCGTTCTGGATGCGGATTGGAAGCCCATTGCATTCGCTTCTGCGCAGCGTGTCATGCACGTTGCACCGGGAGGCAGAAAGGATTTTGAGGTCTACATCAGGCAGGATGATGTGCCGCGTGTCGTTTACCTCTGCACAACGTCGATGCTTCGTGCTGGGCAGGAAGATAACGCCATCGTGTCATCTCGCATCTGTTCGAGGCTGGACGGTGAAAAGGCATGAAGAGGTTGGCTGTTATCTTGGCGTTGGTTGGTGGGGCAGCACAGGCTGACAGCACATCGTTGGCATTGCAGCTTCCAAGTTCATCATTGAGTTACCAAAGCGACAGTTTCCGCGCTGGTGATCTTGATTGCAGCATGGCTATCGGTGGTAGCACCAACCTCGAAATGGGTGTGCTTGGCGGTGTCAACAATCTGGACGGCACTGGCCTTATGCCGCAGACCAAAGACATCGGCCTGTTTGCCCGGATCGTGATCCCGCTGAATGCCCCTAAATCGCGGATCGACTGCAACCAACTCTATTTGCTCGAACTGCAACAACGTCGGTTGGAGATACAGCAGCTTCAAGCAGAAATCGAAGCGATGAAGGCATTGCAGGAAGAACAGATGAGTTTTGAGCAATGACAGATCGGCGTGACCTCGGTGAAGCACTGGATGAGATCGACGGCCTGAAGGATAAGGCTTTCACCATCCTTGGCCTTCGCATGACGCCAGCGACCATTGCGGCCACCGTGGCGCTGTTGTCTACGGTCTGCGGCACACTCTACGGCGGCTTTGTCATGTATCAGAAGGTCGAAGAGGTTGCCTCAATGGACCTTGGAGCCTATCAGCAGCAAATGGAAATCATGGATGCCAAGGTCCAAGAGGCTTTGGATTATGCCCGCGACATCAAGAACGGGCTAAAGGATGACATCATCCAACTTGAAAAACAGGTTGATCGAGCAGAAGATGCCGTCAGAACAAACGAAGAAAAAGTGCGCAGCCTGATCGACGATGCTGAAAAACGGTTCGAGACAAGGCGCGACCAGCTTCGGATGTCGCAAGACCAAGACATGAAAGATTTGGAAGATAGGCTAAACGGCAAACTGCAACGGGCTTTAGACAACCCGTTGGCACAATGAGGATGGTGAGATGAAAGAGAAACTGCTTTGGCTGGTCTTTGCTTGTGCCATCGTTGCCGTCTTTGTGATCAGCAAGGATGGCTTCTATCGTTATCCCTGCCAAAACCCAGACAACTGGACCAATCCAGAATGCCTGCCGCCGATCTGCACGGCGACGAAACAATGTCCACAAGATTTGCTAGGAGGAACAAATGGCTAAGACTGATTCTGATGAACTGGAAGCCAAGCTGCGATATTTCATCGGCTGCGCGTTGGTCGTGATCCTCGCGGGCGTCATCTTCACGATCCTGTATTCGCTGGTTTTTGTGACCCAGCCTATGGGCGAAAGCAGCGAAAATGATCGCAAGTTCTTTGAACTGCTTACACCCATTGCCAGCTTCATCGTCGGCGCTCTGGGCGGCGTGATGGCCGCTGGTAACAACCGTGGCAAACAAGTTGAGGAGAAGACAGAATGATCGGTAAACTGGTGGGTGCGTTGATTGGCAAAAAGATCAAAGGCAAGATCGCGGATGCGGTGTTGGACAAGGTGGATTTGCCGCCGCAAGTGGAAGGGCTTATCAAAACCGCCGTCACGGGCGATGTGACCGATGTGATCGGCGCTGTGGCAAAGGGTGTGGGGAAGAAGAAATGACCCTGACCAAAGACCACATCATCCACATCCTGCACGGCAACGCTGATGCCGCTGCGTGGGCAGATGCCGCACTGGAAATCCTGCCCAAATACGAGATCACGACGGCAAACCGCATCGCTGGCTTCTTTGCCCAATGCGGCCATGAAAGCATGAACTTCACGGTCCTGTCAGAAAATCTAAACTACCGGGCGGAAACACTGGAAAAGTTGTTCAGCAAATACTTTTCCAAGGCTGGCCGGAATGCCGCCGATTATGCCAAGCAGCCTGAAAAGATTGCCAACGTGATCTATGGCGGTCGTATGCGAAACACAGAAGAAGGCGATGGTTGGCGCTTCCGTGGTCGTGGTGTAATTCAGCTAACTGGGCGTGACAACTACACGGCCTTCGGTCTGACGATTGGCATGACCGCTGAACAAGTGATCGACTATGTGACCACCAAGAAAGGCGCGTTGGAATCGGCTTGCTGGTATTGGGCCAGCCGCAACATCAATGCTGCCTGTGATGCCAATGACATCACCAAGATGACCAAGCTGGTGAACGGTGGCACGATTGGCCTCGATGACCGCAAGAAGCACTATGAGCAAGCCTTGGCTGTCCTCGGTGGCGCTGTGCCAGCCCCGATCACACACGCATCTGCTATTCCC